AACCAGAAAGTACCGTTGTTGGGTGATCCTGTTGGACGAGTTAATGTGGCTGTTAGAGCGGCCAAGTCAATATCGACACGCTGAATATAGGCTTGATTTGTTACACCCAATGCAGAGTAAGCAGCCAATAGGCCGTACTCGTTGAGTTCGTATCCATTGATTGGAGTACCTGCTGTGGTGTTGTAAAAGAATGGAACACCGTAAGTAGACAACAAGTCGCGCTGACTTGTCATTAAATATAATTGATTAGCATTTGCAGCTAGTGTTCCAGGAGCGACTCCGGTACCGGCGCCAGAAACTTTGTTCTGTGCTGTGGCAATCAAGAAATATGGTATTGAGCCGGAAGCGGCTGGAGTATAATTACTTTGGTCAATTACACTAACTTGTACACCAGGTGATAGTAAGGTCATAACAAAATCCTTTTTTATTAATAAAGATATTTATCGGTTATGACAAAAAGAGTCGTGTATTGCACCCCTTTGGCAAAGGTTTTCATAAGTATTTGCATGGAAAGACCCACCTGTACAGCCTGCAACCAACGATTTTGTGCTGTAAACTACTATCGTGATGGAGTTGCACACTATCGTAGTCGCTGTGAGTACTGTGTCAAGCGAGGACGAAAACAAAAACCACCCGAAGCTCGCTGGACCAAATCTGGCTACAAGAAAAAACCCACATGTGATAAATGTGGGTTCAGGGCCAAGTATTCGGCACAACTAATGGTGTATCATATTGATGGCAACATGAACAACAGTGCTGTGCGCAACTTAAAAACTATTTGTCAAAATTGTGTTGAGGAAGTCAAACGGTCAAATCTGCCTTGGCGCCCTGGAGATCTAGCACCAGATCTTTGACCTGACGATACAGATTATCTAATCCTTCTTGATTGTTGTCCAGCACCGCATCAAATTCGGTACCAATCCAGGCCCACTCGCTAGGATGTATGCCCAGTTGTTTTAGCAGTTCTTGATCTGGCGCAATGCCAGCATTGGCGCCCAGGGCGGTAGTATACCAGTCGGGTTCGGGCCCACGAACCACACGAATCACTATGCCACCGGCATCTTTAACAGCTTGAATTTCGTTGGGAAAACGCACATCTGTAATCACAATATCGTTGTGCGATTTGTTTAATTTATTTTCTAAACTGGCAATCCAGGTATCGTCGTGCCAGCTTTTGCGTGCCACTTCGGTGCCCCATTTTTGTAGCACCAGGCGCGGAGTAAGATCGGGCATGTTCAAGCGTTCGGCCCACCAGGGATCTACCTGTTCACGCCAGGCGCGGCTTTCTTTGGTACGACCTTCCAGCAGTTCACGGTCCCACCCAAATACTGCTGCTACTGCATCTTTCAAGGTCGCGGCAAAACTATCGCGTTTAAATCCGTAGATGTTTTGTAGATAGTCAGCAATGGTATCTTTACCCGACCCTTGAAATCCACAAATTCCTATAATCATCTAATTTCCTTTACATTCAAGTGTTTGAGTGTGGCCTGTAGCATGTCAATCTGCCGACGACAGTCTTCAAGCGCATGGTGGCTGGTAGGAGGTTTAGGTAGTTCGGGCCATAGGCTGTAGATGGTTCTGGCATCGCGCACATTGTAGAACTGCCAGGGCAAGGCCTTGCCATAGCTCTTGTAGGCATGTTCAAGTATGTTCATGTCGTACGTGGGACCATTGGCCCAGATAAACTTGTGTTGCCAGGCCAGTTTATACAGGCTGTCTAAGGCCATATCCAGATCCACACGACCTTCTTCCATGAAGGCTTCGGCCTGTGCTTCGGGTTGAGTAGCCCACCAGTCTATGGTATCCTGTTGTATGTTACGGTCAGGTTGACTTTCTAAAGTGATTCTAGCATAGTATTGACGGTTGTAGTAGCCCGAACCAAATGGGTCAAAGCTCTGCGCAGCAATGGTCAGAATGGTGGCATCCGGACCAGTGCCTAAACCTTCAATGTCAATCATTAGTGAGCTCATGCTATGATTATAGCATGATTTTTGGTGCAAGTCTACAGATTATTAACCGATTACCCAGGTCAAGGGCTGGCTGCCATCCACATAGGTTTTAAGATCTTCAATACCCTGTTGCATGATAGCCAGGCCTTCGGCCTTCATGGCCGTACCATTCAGTGTAGAACCTCCTTGTGGACCAGCAATGGTGGCAAACTTTTCGCGGGCTTCACCAATGATAAGTTTACAGTTGCCCACCATGTAATTACGAATCCATTGTGTAATTTGTGGATCGCTTAACAAGTTGAATTCGGGTTTGTAGTTGTAGGTCCACAGCAAGACACTTTCGCCCGACCCTTTGGGATCGCGCATGAGCTGTAGCTTCTTGGTAGTAGGATTAAAGGTATAAACCATGTAGGCACCAAACATACGACCAGCCAATTCCACATACTGACTGTAGAAATCATAGGTAGCTAGACCGCCAGCCACATTGAAGTTCATTAGATACACATTGAGTGACGCCTGACTAAACGGATCAAAGTTGCTTGCAAATGGACCAGTTGAGTCTCCAAATGTTCTACGAAAGATCTGTCTGACTGATTGTACTTCCTGCGGTAAAGTATAGATGTTGACATTGGTGACCAGCTCCATGAAGGTGTAGCTTTCTTCATAGGCATTTTCAGCCCGCTGACGATAGGTACCAATAGTGTTACGGTAAGCAGATTCAAAATGTTCTGCATCCAGTTCAAGGTCAACAATTTCACTGCCCAGTTGATATTGGACATACTTGAATAAGTCTTGTTTGAGTGTTTCTAAGCTGTTTTCTGATTCAATGCCCATTAGGAACTCCTGTTCCTAGTATTTAGCAGATTACCAAGCCCAGAGTATGATCAGGTTGTCGTTGCCACGCCCGTTCCATTTGGTTTCTGTACTTTTGATAGCACCAAATGCTTTACGAGCCGCGGGTTTGCCGCCGCCTGTGACTTCTTTGAGTTGTTCAGCTGGCTTGCGCAGGGTTTTTTGTACAGTTTGCAGGGCATCAAATCCAACCACTGCTGACCCTTTGACTGTAAATGTTCCAATATGACTGTCAGCCATGACATGAATCAGCTTGCGTTTGGCTGTATCGTATAGCCAGGCTTCTGAAGCACCCACCAGTTTGGTAACCGGTTCTGACTTGAGTTTGAGTTCTGCAAACTCGCGTTGAAATTTAAAACTACGGGTAAGTCGTTCTGGACTTACAGCTTTCTTGGCACGCGGTTTGCGTTCTACTTTTTTCAGCTGAACATAGCTGTTGCAATCGTTGATCACTGTTTCGCAGAACTTGACACAGTTCTTTAACTGTAGTTTAGTAAGGTGACTGTAGCCTTCTACTAGATCACCGTCCAGGCCTTCCAGCACTTCGTTGAATTCGGCCAGGCGTAGTTCCCACACACGGCTCACAGTCCCGATCATGTTGGGACTGATATTCATGCCACGCATAAGAGCAATAGGCTTGAAGTCAGCACTCATCTTGGCTCCAGCCACTACAAAATCATCAAGCATGCCTTCCAGTTCGCCACAGCATTCGCTGACCTTTTCACGCAGATGATCCTGGATGGTCAACTTGGCCACTGCGGCATCGGCATCCACTTCGACCTGTGCTCGCTTGACTTCCTGTTTGGTTTTCAACATGTATGTGATCTGCTGTTCAACCAAGCCCAGTTCGTGCTCGCTCAGTTCCAAACCGAGCAGGCTCATACGAGCGGCCCAGGCCGGAGTAACACGAATCTGGCTGTCGGCAATACCACGCATGAGTTTGGCGTCTTTGGGTCTGGCATTGTGCTCCAGGTAATGAACCAACATGTCTTTGGCTTCTTTTTTACCGTAGTGATAACTGTACCACTGGAATGCCTTAGCCAATCGACTGAGTCGATTTTCCGCAGTAGGTTGAACTACCCACTCGGGTTCGGGTCCAACATATTTGAATTCTGCACCCTTGGGGTTTAAGCGTTTGATTTCGTTTGATTTAGCCATAGTCTGTATTTTATAGTGAAGTTGCTGTTAGGTCAACCTAATAGGTTAGCAAAGGTTATGTGTTGTTCCAAATTGGTCAACAGGTCATCTACCTGTTTTATCAGGTCTCTGTAGCGTGGTGTTTCTCTGCGGTTGCGACGACACTCTACACTTTCTCGATCAGCGGCCACAATAGCTTGATCTACAGCTCTGACCATTTTTAACAAATCGCGTCGAGCTATTTTGTTTTTGACGGTGGCAATGGCTTTTTCAGCTGAATCCAAGCGGGTAAACAGTTCATCCATTTTGTAATTATACTGGCTTTTGATTTCATAGTCAATCTAGCCCATAAATACATGACTATGCCAAGACTGTCGCTATACCGTCCCAATCGAACCGCAGATTATCAGTTTCTAGATAAAATCATAGCTGAACAATACACAGTCGGTGGGTTGGACATTTATGTACACAAGTATCTGGGTCCGCAAGGAGCCGGAACTGACAACGGCAATAATGATGCAACCATACCCAACTACGATTCAACCAACCCGCTCTTTATTGAAGACCTCCTGCTGTTGGAAAACAGAGATCGTGTGTATGATCCTGATATTTTTATCATGCGTGGCGTGTATCGCCAGCAGGATGTTGATTTTGATCTAAGTCAGTTTGGACTGTTCTTAAACAACGATACCTTGTTTATTACCTTTCACTACAACAACATGATTGACTTTTTTGGTCGCAAGCTCATGTCAGGTGATGTGTTGGAGTTACCAAACTTAAAAGATTACAATCCTTTAAACACCAGCTTGCCTAGAGCCTTGCCTAGATATTATGTGATTCAAGATGCAGCCTTTGCACAAGAAGGCTTCAGCCAGACCTGGTTGCCACACTTATGGCGTGTCAAGGCCACTCCTTTGGTCAATGCACAAGAGTACAGTCAGATCATGAATCAACCGTTTGAGCCAGAGAACATCTGGGACAATGGTAATTTTTATCCTGGCAATACCATCGTCAACGACGGTAATCAGTACTATCAAGCCAATGGTAATGTGCCGCCTGGTGCTGGTATTACCGATGTCAATCCCAATACTGGACAACCTTATTGGAACTTGATCACCAATCCAAACACTGTAGGCAATGCTCAGAGTACAAGACCCAAAGATCTCATGATCAATGATGCCATCTTGACCCAGGCCTACAATGATGTACCACTCAGCGGTTACGACAATGTAAAATTTTATATTGTGCCTACCACACCAGCCGGGGAACCAGTCAGTGAAGGATTTACTACCAGTTCGACTGTGCTTGAATCTGACAGCGGGCAACCACTCGAAGGACTAAGTCCGCAGGGCTTTGGGTATGTAGCTGGTTACTTGACCGGCAGTGTCAACACTCCCAATGGCTTGCCGGTTACACCTGGCGTGAGTTTTCCGCCCAACCCTACAGTGGGCGACTACTGTTTCCGCCTGGATTATTTTCCCAATCGCCTGTTCCGTTATAACGGTAAAGCCTGGCTGGCCATCAGCGACAATGTGCGCACCGATCTTGATTTGGCCACAGGCTCTTTGTCTCAGCGATCCAGCTTTGTCAACAACACCTACACAGTCAGCACTACTGATCAAGGCAACATTCCGAGTCGTCAGAGTCTCAGCGAAATTTTACAACCCAATGCCGACAACGGTAACCAGGGCGGCAATATTGCACCGCCTAATCCAAGACCCCCAGGACGATAATGGCTCAGTACTTTTATGACGAACAGCTTCGTCGATTCCTTTTACAGTTTGCTAGAATATTTTCCAACTTTAGTGTAGAGTTTGGAGCCAACGAAGCTGCACAAGGTCCTGGCAGTACCGCAGATACATTGGTTCGAGTGCCGGTACGCTATGGTGATGCTAGTCGTCAGGCCCAGACTATCCTGCAAAACAATTCGGCCAGCGACATGCCAGCCACACCCTTGATGACCTTTTATATCACAGATTTAAAATACGATCGTCCTAGAATTCAAGACCCAAGTTTTGTAAACACCATACAAGTGCGTCAACGAACCTACGACAGCACAACCAATACCTACGAAACCACACAAGGCAATGCGTTTAGTATTGATCGACTCATGCCTGTTCCGTTTGAGCTGACTATCAAATTGGATATTTGGACCAGCAATACCAACCAAAAAATGCAACTGCTGGAACAGATTCTGGTCTTGTTCAATCCCAGCTTGGAAATACAAAGTACTGACAGTTTCTTGGATTGGACCAGCTTGAGTGTGCTGTATCTAGACAATGTAAATTGGTCAAGTCGTACTGTGCCTGTGGGCACTGACAATCCTATTGACATTGCTACCTTGACATTCAAACTGCCTATCTGGATCACCAGTCCGGCCAAGGTCAAGAAACTGGGTGTGGTTGAGCGTATTATTGCATCGGTATACGACGCCAACGGCGATCTCAACAATGCCTTGACCAACAGCGACTTGTTGTTGGGCACTCGCCAGCTGTTTACACCATTTGGCTATCAGGTCTTGTTGATTGATGGCAAACTACAGGCCTTGCGCTATGACAACATCATTGACCAATCCAATGCCAGCCTGACTCCACCCGACAGTCCGGCCACCAATCTGCTGTGGCACGATGTGGTCAACATGTACGGAACCTTGCGTCCAGGAATCAGTTATGTCAATTTGGAACAGCCCGATGGCACAGTAGTATCGGGTACCGTGGCCTATGATCCAACTGACGATCGTTTTTTACTGTTTACAGTCAACGAAGGCACTGTTCCGCCTAACACCTTGTCAGCAGTTGATGCTGTAATCGATCCTTTGCAAAGTGGACCTGGAGCTGGCCTAGTTCCGGCTGCCACAGGCCAACGCTACTTGTTGACAGAAAATACCGGATCCTACGAAAACTCAACTGGCAACAATCCTGCTGCCTGGAGTGGCACCAATGGCGTGGCCTTGATAGCACATGCCAACGACATTATCGAATACAACGGCACCAATTGGGTCATTTCATTTGACAGCACCGACAGTCCCAACAACATGCAGTATGTGACCAATATCACTACAGAAATACAATACAGATGGACCGGCACAATGTGGGTCAAATCATACCAAGGACTTTATCAGGGAGGCTCATGGAGTCTGGTACTGTAACTGCGGTAGGAGTTTGGTTTTACAGTGTAGATACACATAGATATCTGTATCTCATGCGCAACGATCCCAAACATCCGCACACCTGGGGCCTTCCTGGTGGCAAAAGTGAGTCAGGTGAAACTTTAATTGATACCATGATTAGAGAATGTACCGAAGAGCTAGGCACCATGCCCGACTATCTACGCTTGGTACCCTTGGAAAAATTCACCACAGCCGATCTGGGTTTTGCTTATCATACATTTTTCTGTAGTGTGGCCGAAGAATTTGTACCCACTCTTAACGATGAACACTCGGGTTATGCTTGGATAGCATCGGGCACTTGGCCCAAACCCATGCATCCGGGCTTATGGTCTACTGTGAATTTTGATGCGGTGCGAGATAAAATTTCAACTATAGAACAACTGGTTCAAACATCACAATAACTGATCCACTCGCGATACGGCATGGTTTTGGTGTTTGCGGCATCCATCCATAGGTCTGGCATGATGGTGCTTTCACCAATCAACCAAAACACTACACCAGGATAAGCATCCATGACCGTACGAACTTGACCCTGCCAAATTTGACTTTCAATCACTGTTTCGTTATGGTAACCCAACATGAATATTTCTTGATGCCCGTCAAATGCGGCCAAGTATAAGGGCAAGACTGGATCAATCAAGTGGGGATTTTGAGGAATCAAATAAAACTCTCCTGGATGAGTTATACAATTTCTTGGCGTGGTATAGACCACATTGTTGACTTGATATCCGGTGTCTAAAATTTGTTTCAGTCGATCAGGATTTGTTTCTACAGCAAAATCCAGGCGCATGTCAAAGGTAAGCTCTCCAACTCCATAGGTCTGTAATTTTTTTGATCCCAACAAGCCGCCGCGATGTCGCTGTAGGCGAGTATAGTCAAACTTGTCTCGATCTGTAGTTCCACTGATGCAGGCTGCACGACCTGATATGTGTTGATTTTCAATTGGATTTGCAATCCATTCGCGCTTTTCTTCCCAGCGTCCACCTATACGGTGTCGTTCAACCACAACAAATTCGCCAGCGTAATCGGCGCGGAATCTAGCTTCCATTAAATTCTACCTACTGCAACTTCAATTACACCCGGGTCGTTTGAGTTATAGTCTTCCAAGGCCTTGCCTACAATACAACCAGGCTCGTATAAATCCATGTGCATGGCCTGCGCCACTCCGGGAATCTTGCTGGATACTAAACGATCACCTTTGCGTATGGTGCCAACCACTTGACACGGAACCCGTCCAACTAAGGCCACTTCTACTGCATTTACTTCGCAAGCAATAGTACTGTTCATTAGGTAACTAGGGTTGGTACTGATAATGCCAGCCACAGCGGTGCTGTGCGTTGTTGTGGTAATGGTAATTTCTGATTCGCCACCGAATTCAACCACGGTGCCCGGCGGGTAGAGAGCGTCGGCACAGTACATTTCGGCCAAGTCCGCATATTGTGCTGTTGCGGCCTTGATAAAGGCTGTGTTGAAGTACAGGCTACTTGATCCAATGTTGCCTACAGCATTACCGTTGGCGTTGACAATGTTGCCCACTGTGATGGTACCGGTACTCACTGACAGGTTACCATGTGTGGCATTACCAGTTGAACTAACAATACCACCGGTCAATAAGTTACCACCGGTAATGTTACCTGTAATTACTGCGCCCACAGCACTTAATGTATTGGTACTTATGTAAGTGGAGTTGGTGATATAGCCACCAGCTGTGATATTGCCGGTGGTAGCAATATTACCGCTGGCACTTATGATACCACCGGTTAATATATTACCGCCAGTGATGTTGCCCGTGGCACTAGCAACACCGGCGACTAGTATTCCACTAGAATTGATTGTGGCAATTTGAGTATTGGATGCCCACAGAGTCTGATAACCGTTTTGAGAAGCACTGCCACGAATATATTGTGTAAAGCTATCCCAACCGGTGTTGCTTGGGCCGTGATT